TGTCGCGACATTGGCAAAACGACAGGTTGCAACGCCGTGCTATGTCGTTTTCGGCTTTGACACGTCGCAAAATGCAAATTGCGACATGGGAAGGACTGCGACACATGGCTGGTCTGCTGCGGTGATCAAGGCTTACGCCGAGAGCATCGGGGCCACTGTGCGCACCGCGCAGAGGCACGCGGCGCAAAACACCGAGGATTTCCAGCGGTTCACGCGAGGCGTCGTCGGCGATAAAGTCGCGCAAGCCCCTGCCCTGCCAGCCCCCGCTCCCGTCGATGCTGAAATGGCCGCTCTCGGCCCGCCTGCTGCACCGCCGGAAGTCAGCATCGACGACGAGAACCTCTCCGAGACCGGACGCATGCTCAAAGCCGCCTGGACCATGTGGCGTGAGCACTACCGTCAATGGAACGCCTGCCGCGGCGGATACAAAGACCGCATGGGGGCCACCGTGCAGGCAGATCACCCCATGATGCTCATGCACGCCAAGATCCTCATCGACCTGCGCAAAGCCTACAACGACGCCTTCGCAAAGCACCAGGCGTGGCAAATCGACGCCCGCCGCCTCATCCCGGTCAATGAATTCCACGCCTTCCGCTCCGAGTTCCTCCTACCGGTCACCTCGCTCATGCGCAATGCTCCGCCCGAACTCGCCCCGCTCGTCAACCCCGGCAACCAACAGCAGGCCATCGCCGGCACGCAGCAGTGGCTCACGCAGCGCTTCATGCCCGCCGTCGAGCGCATGCTGGAAGGCCTCGCCGGTCTCGCGCCCTCGCTGAAAGCCGCATGAGTCTCATTGCCGAAATCGTCCGCGGAGACTTCCAGTTCACCACCGATCCGCCCGTGGTCGAGTGGGCCGAGTCGAATCTCGTGCTGCCCGCCGCGATGGCCCCAGCTTCACCCGGCCCCTTCAGCACCGAGCGCCGCCCTTACATGCGAGAAATCCTCGCCTGTGGGCATCCTCAAAGCGGCGTCCGATCACTCACCGTCACCGGCGGCTCGCAGACCGGCAAAACCACCTGCTGCATCCTTATCCTTGCCTACCGCATCCCGCATGCGCCGGGTCCTACACTCATTCTGGGCAACTCCGAAGACTGGCTCCGCGTCGAAATCAGCGACAAACGCCTCGCTGCCCTCATCGAGGCGAACCACTGCCTCCGCATCCATAAGCCCTTCGACCCGCACAACTTCCGCAAGCTCGCCATGCAGATGTCCGGCGGCTTCATCGTGTTTGAGGGCATTAACTCCGACACCTCCACCAGCGGCAGCACTCAACGCATCGTGTATATCTGTGAAGCCGCTAAAATCGTCCACCACGAGCGCGATCAAGCACCAGAAGCCCATCCCATCAAGCTCGCCTTCGAGCGCACCAAAGAATTCCGCGGTTTGGAGCTGCAGATGATGGACTTCACGCCGAACACGCCCAATCACCTCGCCTGGCTCACCTACCTGCGCGGCACGCAAACGCATTTCCACGTCCCCTGCCCTCACTGCGGGCATTACTTCCCCTTCGAGTTTGAGATTCGCAAAGGAGGCGAAACCGTCCCCGAAGACGAGATGGAAGCCACATTAGAGGAGGAACAAGAACGCGCCATCTCCGATCATTATCGCTCCCTTGTCTGGAGCCCTGATGCACGTCGAGTCGATGGCTCGTGGGATATTCCACGCGTCCGCGAAACCATCCGCTACATCTGCCCGAAAAACGGCTGCGAGATCCACGACGACCACAAGCCCGCCATGCTCGCCAAGCTGCAAGCCGTCCATCACAATCCCAATGCTCTCCTCAGCGACCGCAGTTTCCGCATCCCCTCCTTCTACGCCCCCAAGGTGAGCTTTGGCGACATGGCCAAAGAGTTTCTCGAAAAAGGCGACCTCCTCACCACCGGCCTGCAAAACTTCTACAACTCCTGGCTCGCCCTACCCTGGTCTATCTACGCCTTCAAAATCGGCGACAAACACGTCAACAAATGCATCGCTGGAGCCGAAGGCAGCGGCACCGAGCGCTATGCACGCGGCATCATCCCTTCGCGCCCCATCCACCTCGGCCTCTACGCCGATCCTGGCGAGCGAGCCACCGACTGGGCCGTCTGGGCACTGATGCCCAATGGCGATCTCATGGCCATCCAGTGGGGCCGTCTTGCCAGTGAAAAAGCCCTTCTTGATCCTGAGTTTCTGCGCAGCCTCAGATTCGCATTGGCTGGCACAAACGACGTCATCACACCCATCTCCGGCATCGTTGATAGCGGCTGGAATACCGAAGAGATCTACGACATCTGCCAGGCATCACGAGGCTTTCTGTGGCCGTCAAAAGGAGATCCCACTGCACGCCGCGGCTGGAATGTCACGCGTGCTGCCTCGCGAAATCGTGCCGAGCTTGAGCTTTACACGTATTCAGACACCGAGCTCAAAGATGAACTGTATGGCCGCCGCATCCAGCGCCGCCGCGGCCCCCGCATCATCTTCCCGACCGATGCCGACTCCCATCTTTTGACTGGCTTCACCAATCAGACCAAAGACCGCCAAACAGGCCGTTGGAAAGAAATCACCAATGACCACCAAGGCGACTGCGGCAAACTTGCCATGTTGCACTCGCAGATCTTGCGCGCAGGAGGTCTTGTGAAGTTTTGACATCGGCTGGCCGTCATGCCCGCCGTTGATATTTCCGATCTGGTTTCAGACTACCGTTTTCATGCGCGCATGTTGCATGGCACGGATCTCACCGCGCAGAAAAAATGGCTCATCGCGCAGTATTTCATTCTCGCCGAAGATCGCACCGGTGCGGAGATCACCACCACAGCTTTTGAGGGATCATCGCACACCGCCCAGTTCCGCGATTCGAGTCCTGAGCAGCGGCGGCTCGCCTTGCAGCGAGCCATCGAAGAAACTGAAAGCGAGATCGCTGGCGAAATCACCAAGTCCCTCTCGCGTCCATTCGGCATTCGTTTCGCCGCCGGTTACTCCCCATCTGAAGTCCTTGATTCATGAAGCGTTCACGCACTAAAACTGTTTCTTCCACCGTCCCTGCCGCGCCCATCGTGAATGCCCTGCCGGCATCCTCTGGCAGTTACCGCGCCATGCCCACATGGCAACCTTGGAGCAACAAGCAACTGGAGCGCATCCAAAAAAGCCGCGATATCGTTCAGATCAGCCGCTACCTTCAAAGCGAAAACGGCATTCCCCAGGTGCGCTATGCTTGCCGCCAGCTCCCACGCGAAGCCGTCGGCAAAGGCATCGGAGCGAAAAGCATCAGCGCCAATGCCGATTTCATGCGCGATGCCACAGCCCTTTTTGCAAAATGGGCCGATTCACCGGCTGTCGATCTCCGCAAGGAGCAGACTTTTTACCAAATCCAATCTGGCTGGCTATCCGCCATGCTGGGCGATGGCGAGGCTTTTATTCTACCCGTCTTCGAGCCCATGGGGCTCACGTGGAGCCTCAATGATAAATCGAAACGTGCCTTCCAACTGCAAAGCCTCACACGCGATCAGCTGACGGATGGCGATGTAAAAGACACCATCGCCGAGCGCTGCTATCAGGGGCTGTTTTACAATGGACTCGATCAACTGGTCAAAATCCGACTCAATCAAGACACCGGCAACAACTTAGGCTCCACCAAGTGGATCGACATCTCTGCTGTGAATGCCATGGGGCATCGCAATGTGTTCCACCTCAAAGACCCCAGCCGCATCAACCAGTATCACGGCGATCCAGCCATCTTTGCCAGTGGCAAAGACCTCCTTGATGTGCTCGATCTCAAAGCCCTGCGCAAGCACAGCGCCAAAGTGCGTGCGGCTTTGTTGGGAGCCACCACCACCAAAGATGGCAAAGTGCTCAATGCCATGCAGCAGGTGCTCACCGCTGAGCAGGCAGGCAATCCCGCCACAGATACAGGCCGCCGGTTTGTCGAGATCGGTGAAGGCGCTATCTTCATTCCCCTCTCCAGTGACGAGCAGTTCAACTTCTTCACCAATCCCACCGAAGGCGTTCCCTTTAAACAAATCCTCGAAGACCTCTTGCATCCTTTCATCTTTGAGTTCGGCTATCCGCCGGAATGGATCTTCATGCGCGGCAAAGTTGGCGGCACGGAATACCGTGGCATGCTGGAGCAGGTGAAGCGAGCCCACGAAGGCCTTCGCTCGAAACTCTATCCACTCATCCAGTGGGTATGGGAAAAAGTGATCAGCACCGCCATGCTGCCTGGTGGAGCCCTCAGCCAATATGCCGCCGTTGAAGACTGGAACGTCATTGATTTCGTCACCGATCCAGATCCTTCAGCCGATGCGGGTCGCGATCACAAAGCGCAGATGGAGCGCATGGGTGAAAACCTCATCACCCCTGACGACCTTGTCGAGCTGCTCACCGGCAACGATGGCCGCCGCACCCGCGAAGCCGCCGTGCTACAAAAATTGGAATTGATCGAGTTCGCCATCGAAGCTGCCAAAGAGCGCGGCATCCCTGCCAGCATCGCCACCGTCATCGCCCTGGGCCAGCGCACTTCGCAAATGAGCAATTCCATGCTCACCACCCTCTCCCCTCAAAGCCTCGCCAGTGATCTCGCCGATATGGATCAAACGGAAGACCCCGCTGAAAATGCAGCGGAAAGCGAAGACGATGACATGGCGTGAGTTTTGACACCTCACCGCCACCATGTCCCGCACATGGTTTACCATCAAAAACGCCGCCGATGCACCCGCCGCTGAAATCTCCATCCACGATGAGATCGGAGCTTGGGGCATCAGCGCCAAAGACTTCCTCGGCCAGCTCAAAAACATCCCGGCAGGCCGTCCGCTCAATCTCTCACTTCACTCGCCCGGCGGTGAAGTTTTCGACGGTCTTGCCATCTACCATGCGCTGAAGGCCCGCGGCAACGTCAACATCCGCATCGAAGGCCTCGCTGCCTCCATGGCCAGCGTCATCGCCATGGCCGGCACGCGCATCGAAATGCCGCGCAATGCCTATCTCATGATCCACAATCCCAGCGGCTTCGCCATGGGAGATGCTGGTGACATGCGCCAGCTCGCCGATCTGCTTGATAAGCTCAAAGGATCCCTCATCGCCGCCTATCGAGAGCGCACCAAAAAGAGCGATGAAGACCTCACCGCCATGATGGACGCCGAGACCTGGCTCACCGGTGAAGAAGCCGTCGCTCAAGGCTTTGCCGATGAGCTCACCGATGCCGTCGCCCTCAGTGCCAGCGCCTTCAAAGGCAGCCGTCTCACCGCCTCACTGGCTCATCGCCCAGCCGCCTTGTTTGACACTCCAGTGCCATCCACGGCCCACGCCACCTCAACTCAACTGACACCCTCTCAAATGAAAGCCCTCCTCGCCCTTGCCAAAAAGATCGGCATCGCCTTCGCCGACAACGCCACCGAAGATGAAATCTGCAATGCCATCGAGGCATGGCAGCCACCGGCTAAAAACGTCGTCATCGACTTTGAAGATGCGGATGTGAAAGCCGCTTTCACCGCCCGCATCACCGATGCCACCGCAGCGGAAAAAGCCAAGATCACCGCACTCGAAGGTGAGCTCGCCAATCTCAAGGCCCTCATCACAAACGGGGCTGCCGCCGCCGCTGGAGGTTCTGCACCCATCGTCAATGCCCAGCCTAAGCAGCAGCTCACCATCGCTGAGCAATACGCCGCCATCACGGACAGTGCTGAGCGCACCCGCTTCTTCAACAAGCACCGCCAAGAGTTGCGCAAGCCCTCCAACTTCTTCGCCGCCGCCGCCTAATTTGACACTTCATCACCCTCGTCACCACCCACACCTCACTCACTAGAATCCCATGGTCACTTTCAACGACACCCTCTTCGGCCAGACCGTCTTCCAACAGCTGACGGAAATCTTGATGCCGCTGAACATTTTCTCCACCGATCTCAGCAATGAGGTCGCCGCACCCGGCTCTGCCGTCATCGTCCCGCTTTTTGGCAACGTGAGCACCACATCCTTCGTGCAGGGTGCAGCAGCCTATGAGCGCACCGGTGGCACCATCAGCGCCATTACCGTCACGCTGGATAAGCGCTACATCACCCCAGTGGATCTCACTCCCCAGCAAATTGCGGATAGCAGCAATGCCCGCCGCATCGATCAGTTCGGCCAGCAGCTCGCTCAGGCCACCGCGCAGCGCCTCCTGCAGGATGTGTTCAGCGTGCTGACGACCACAAACTTCGGAAACGCCATCCTCACCACCGCCTCCGCCAACTACAACCGGAACAGCCTCATCGAAGCTCGTCGTCAGCTCGTTGGCGCCGGTGTGCGTGGCACCAAGTCCTTCGTCGGAAACCTCAGCGTCGAAGCTGGCTTGCTATCGGATACCAATCTCGTCCTCGCCCTCAATCGCGGGGATAGCAATGCCATCCGTGAAGGTCAGCTCGGTCGCCTCTTTGGCATGGACATCTACGGCACAGACGTCCTGCCCACGAACTCCATCTCACTCATCGGCTTCTGCGCCGGTCAGGAAGCCATCGCCGTGGCCATGCGCAATGTCGGCAACTACCTGCCGCAGGAAGAATACTCCGCCTTTGAGCAGTTCACGGATGCAGACAGCGGCATCTCCATGCTCTACACACGCCACTGGAATCGCGCCTCCGGCACGTGGTTCATCAACACGCACATCCTTTTCGGCTTTGCGCCTGCGGTCACGAATGCCCTTAAAGTGTTCACCACGCCGACCACCTAATTCATCACCCCCTCCCGCCCGTCGCGATTGGTGCTCGCGCCGGGCGGTTACCTCTTGGGAGCAATCCCGCCCGCGTTCGGAGCACCACCGGCGCGGGTTTTTTTATGCCTATGAAAATCAGCCTCGCCATCATCGCCGGAAACGTGGAGCACTGGATGCCACGCTTCCTCGACTCCTTCCAGCCACTCTTCGACGAAGTCATCGTCGTGCGTGCCATTGGCAACCAAACGCCCGATGCCACTCGTGACATCGCCCTCGATCGCGGCTGCATCGTCGCCGAGTATCACAACAAACCGGAGCATGCTGATTGGCCTCACGTTGACGACTTCGCCGCCGCGCGCAATCTATCGTTCAAGCTCGCCACGGGCGACTACATCGCCTGGGCCGATACCGATGATGTGTATGGCGGCACGATTGAGCAATGGCAGGCCCTCCGCAAACGCATCGCCGCCGAGCGGCCCGATGTCGTCACCCTGCCCTACGTCGTCCCCGAGGATCAGCTCCGCGTCCTGCGTGAGCGCATCGTCCGCCGTGAATCGGGCCAGTGGGTCTCAGCCATCCATGAGCATTGGGAGTCCCCGCCTGGCGACATCCGCGTCATCGTGCAGGAATTTCCGGAATGGCATCACGCCACGCACAAAGACCGCACGCCGAACAACGAACGCAACCTGCGCATCCTGCAAAGCATCCCGGAAAACGAGCTCACGATGTTCCACCGCTTTCATCTGTGGCAATCGCTGCGTTTTGCGGGGCGCATCCAAGAAGCGCTGCCGCACGCGCACGCCGCCCTCAAAGATCCAAAAATCAATGACGATGAAGCCTACGAGCTACTCATCAACATCGCGCAAGTTTCGGAAAACTGGCAAACGCGCGAGCAGTATCTCATCCAGGCAATAAATGCCGTGCCATATCGCCGCGAAGCCTTTGCAGAGCTGATCAATCTCAATCTCGGCCTCAATCGTCCTCGCAATGCGCTCTCATGGGCCGAGGCCATGAACGGCCTCAGTGATCCGCCAGACTACATCTGGAACCGCCGCAGTAAATACTACGGTTGGCTCGGTGTGCATCTGCACGCCATGGCATTGCGTGCTAATGGTCGCTTCGAAGAAGCGAACGTGCGTGAGATCAACCACCTCAAGGCCCAACCGCATCCGGTCATCAGCCTGCTTCATGCCACCCGTGGCCGCCCGAAGCTCGCCGCCGACGCACGCCGCCAGTGGTTGAACCGCGCCAAATACCCCGACCGTGTCGAGCACCTCTTTGCCATCGATTTCGATGACGAGCAAAGCGTGCCCCTCTGCGTCTATCGACATGTCATCCAGACCGATAAAGAAGGCGCCAGCGTTGGCGCTTGGAACATGGCCGCTGCTGCCTCTTGCGGGCAGATCCTCATCCAGCTCAATGATGATTTTGATCCTCCCATGCATTGGGACGTAATGATTGAGCAAGCCATCACCGAGACACAGGCCCTCGAAAAACCCGTCGCGCTGCGCGTCTCCGATGGTCACCGTAAAGATCCACAGCTTTGCATCGCCATCATCAATCGCGCACGTTATGAGCAACAAGGCTATTTCCTGCATCCACGCTTCAAGAGCGTCTTCAGTGACGACTACCATTCGTGGGCAGCCTACCGCGATGGCATCGTCATCGATGCCTCGCACATCATCATCGAGCACGATCATCCTTTTTTCAAAGGCGGAGCCGGTTGGGACGAAACCTATGCCACCCACAACAGCCGCGAGCGCTACCTCGAAGGCGAAGCCATCTTCAAAGAACTCACAAACCACCATGAGCACACCACGACCCACACCTGAGACGGATTTGGAATACAAAGAAGCTCAAGACTTTCTACGTTCCGCTTTTGTCGTGCCATTGGCGCAATTCTTGGAGGTGAAGCGCGAGCGCGACGAGTCGCGGGCAGCACGAAACGAGTGTGAGCGTCAATATCAAGAAAAAGTTGCTGAAATTGCACAACTTTTGAGCGAGCGCGACGAGGCGCGGGAGGAAAACGAAGCCATGCGCGGGGCCATCAGGGAGGCGCATCGCTTCATTCGCGACATTGTTAAAAACCATGAATGCGGCTGGGATGTGGATGCACATGGCGAATCTATCCTCACCAAACTCCAACCCTTCATCAAAGAACCATGAACACGAACGCTCCGGCTATGCCGACGGCGAGCGATAGACGCCCGCAAACATGACAGACGATTTTCGAGCCGTTGGCATCAGCCGATGGTTCAGGGCACGGCACCCCAGACTGCCGAAGTAGAAACCAAACGACAAACAACATGGAAAAAACACTGCATAACTCAGATGTGTCCGGTGCCAGCGTCCTTCACATTTATGTTTATGACGCCCTCATCAAACTCCAACCCTTCCTGCCATGACCGACGAACAAATGAGAATCGCGATTGCGGAAAGCGTTGGCTACAAAGAGCTATTTATGGACAACGGAAAGTCCATGATCCCGCAAAGATGGGAATCTCCGTATGATGAGTTTTGCTATGTCGCAGAAAGACTCCCCGACTACCTCAACGACCGCAACGCCTGCGCGGAGTTTGAGAAGACGCTGACGGACGCAGAACACGACGCGTATCGCGCACACATATGGGAGATGACATTTATGCCTAGAGATTGTTTTTCCGCCACCGCCCGCCAACGCAGCATCGCATTCCTCAAAACGAAAGGAATCCTGCCATGAATATGCGGCTAAAACTTGCAGCTATGTTACTGCCTCCGCTGCCGAGGTCATTGGCAATAGCTTTCGGTAAAGGAAGTCATAGTGCATATCGCGCACGCCATGACCCAAATCGGGAAAAAACACAAGCCGATCAGGAAGCCATGGCTGCTGCGGAAGCCAAACGTCAACGCCGCGCTGCAAAACGTGCGGCGAACAATCAAACTCACCCACAAAAAACCACCACCTCCAAATGAAACCACCTCCTCTTCTATCCATCCTCACACCCGCCTGCTGGGAACGTGTGACCCAATGCCAAGAGCTCGTGCAGCACATCGCCGCGCAGATCACCCATCATGCCGATGTCGAGCACCTCGTGCTCTATGACAACAGGCACCGCAGTGTCGGCCTGAAGCGTCAAGCCTTGCTCAACAGCGCCCGTGGCCAATACATCGCCTTCGTGGACGACGATGATACCGTCGCTGCCGATTACGTGCCTAGCCTCTTGCAGGCCATCCGTGAGGCTCCACACGCCCACGTCATCACCTTCGAGCAAGATGCCCTTTACAATGGGAAAGCCTTCAAGGTCATCTTCCAGCTCGGCGCGCGTGATGAAAACCTCATCCTCGATGATCCAAGCCATCAAAAGCTCACTCGTGGCCCTTGGCACGTTTGTGCCTGGCGGCGTGAGCGCATCGCGCATTGCCAGTTCTTGGATTGCAATTACGGCGAAGACGCTGCCTGGGTGAAACAAGCCAGGCTCCACGTCAGCCAGGATCATCACATCCCGCGCGTGCTTCACACCTACCGCCACGATGCCCGTCATACCTTAGCACCGGAGGCAGCGCCTTTGACAGCTGCTGCCTAGCATCGCACGGTTTCTTCTTCTCCGTTGTGGTTGCTCAACCCGTCGCACCCTTTCTTGGTTGGGGGTGCGGCGGGTTTTTCTTTTGACTCACCTCTCACTGCATGACCGCCGCCGCCCTTCGATCCGCGCATGAGCGCCACCAGCAGGCCCTCAGCACCGCTTACCCGCAAAGCATCATCCTTGGCGGGAAAAGCTACGACGTGGCCGCCATCGAGCGTACCACCATGATCGAGGATGCCAAAGGCGGTTTCCGCATGGGCCGCACCTTGCTCATCACCGCGCCTAGCACCAGCCTCGCCGAATCCGTTCTGTTTGATGCCACCACCGGCGTTTTAAAACGTCTGAATCTCACCCTCCGCGGCCGCACCTTCCGCCTCAAACGCGCATCGCTCGATAGTCACCGCGTCCTCTGGACCCTTGAGGCCACTGAAGCCGTCAGCTGATCTCGGCTGCTTTTGACATGCCATGCGGGTCATGGCCACCAATCGCATCGACGGCAATCTTCAAGTCTCCGGAAACCTCCAAGTGGATGGGCAGATCCTACCCGCGCAGTCTCGCAGCTTCCTCGCCCAGGATAACTTTGCCAACTATGGCATCCCCTTTTCCAATCTCCGCATCTGGGATGCGTTTCAGACGCCCATCGGCACCGCTGCTGCGGACGATCTAGGCCTCAGCACCGGTGGCACATATGGCACCCATGCTCCTTACATTTCCGCTGGCGATCTCAAAAACGCAGGAGCCACCACGCGCCGTGCGCGTTTCATGTTCACTCTGCCGCCTGAATACGTCGCCGCAGAAAGCGTGCGCATCTCCGCCATTGCCGGCATGATCACCAGCGTGGCCTCCACCAGTTGCACCATCGATTTTGAAGCCTTTGAGGTGCTCAACGATGGCAATGTCACCGGTGCCGATCTCGTCACCACCGCAGCGGTCACCATGAACAGCCTCACCTTCTCGGAGAAAGCCTTCGATCTCACGGCCACAGGACTGCTCGCAGGTGATACCCTCGATATCCGCGTCAGCATCGCCTGCACGGATAGCGCCACCGCCACCGCTGTCATCCCTGCCATCTCCGCCTTGCGCCTTCAGCTCGATATCAAAGGTTAATTCGCATCCTTACGCCATGACACCCACCGTCCGCATTTCCACGGCGGGTCTCAAAGCCGCCTTTGCACGATTCAGCGCGATCGATCAAAAAGCCATCTTGGATAAAACCGTGCGCACCGATGCCATGGGCTTCGTGCGTGACATCATCGCCATCACGCCGCCTGGGCATCAGGGGAAACCGCTCGTCAGTGGCAGCAAAGGTGAAGCAGCGGTGGCTGCAGGTGAAGCCGCCATCAAGCGTGACCTCAAAAAAATGGCAGTGCCGATGACGGATGCCATCATGCAGCGCGCGGCTCTGCGCATGACTCAGCAGGAAAACGTGCTGCTTTGGATCGATGGAGACGGCACTCTCGTCGGCGTGCAACGGCCTTTTTTCATGGCGCAGGCCACACTGGAAACTTTGCAGGCCCTGCACCAGTCTCGCTTCCTACGTGGCCGCATGCGTGGCCGTGAAATCAAACGCATCCGGCAGGGTAAATGGGACATCTGGCAGGCACCCGTTGTGCCGCAATCGGTATATCAAGCTTTTCTGCGTCAGCAGCTGGCCAAAGTGGGAAAACTCGCCGGTGGCTGGGCTGCTGCGGCTCAAGCCTTGAAAGTCCGCGTGCCCAAAATAGCCAAACGCCACGCCGCCGGCACCTACATGCCGATCGAAGGCCCCGCTTCATTACGGCTGCGCCTTACCAATACCCGTGCTTATGCCACCGATGCCGATGTCGAGCGCCGCGCACGTCACGTCCTGGATTCGGACAAACGCGCCAAGCGTCTCGGCATTCGCATCAAAGAAGAAATCCGCGCCAAGCTCAAAGCCCAGCTTGCTCGCACTTAAACCGTCACCGCCATGCCCAATACCGATCACACACCTCTCAACCTCAAGCTGGAGACCGCGCTTGCCACTTACCTCGATAGCATCCTCGCTTCCGCCAGCCTCACCGGGCTGCAGGTGCTCACCTCTCACACCGAGACAGAGGCCCTCGAATCCCCGCGCTGCGTCATCTCCTGTGATGCCATGTCCGCCGTCAATCCGGATCTCCCCGGCGTCATGGATTGCACCGTCGAGATCGAGTATCTCACCCAGCACACCACTACCACGCTCGCCAATCACAAGCTCAACGCAGGCCGGCTCATGTCCTGGCTCGCCGATCTCAGCGTCGTCAAAGCAGCCCTCACCGCCACGGATGCTTTGCACTGTTACTGGTATCAATTCATGAGCCAACGCTTCGAAAAAGAAACGGATGAAGGCACCTTTTGCACCCGCCTCACCTTTCTCATCCGCGCACAGGGTAAAGGCATGTAAGAGCCTGATTTGACACCGCTTCACCCACAACCTCATCCCCTTTTCACTTTCCATGGCCGCCACCTTTCTCGGAACCGATGCAGTTCAAGGCTTGTCCGCACAAACCGGCATGATCCTGCAAAATCAAGACGCCAGCTTTTCCACGGAGCGCCGTTACGTCGTGGATTCTCAAGGCGAAAAAGTTGGCCTCTGCCTGTGGGGGGATGAGCTCAACGTCACCCTCGAAGCTCTCGTGCCAGCGGCTTCCGCCTTCAGCACACGCATGGCCGTCAAAGTCTCTCTCGCAAACACGCCTACCGATTTCTACCGCGCTGCTCCCAGCGTTGGTTTCGGTGATACCGTGCTCGTCGGTGCTCGTCAGCGTGGTGCCAATGCAGACTTCCACACCTTCAGTCTCGAATTCGTCGCCTCTCCATTCATGGACAGTGACGCGTGATGACTGAGGCAGGCCTTGCGCCTGCGCATCCTCTCCTAGATATGCCCCCATCTGAACGATTCATCTCTGCCGCGCGTCCGCATTCCATCACGGACACGCGGCTTTTTGCTGCCCTCACTGCCCTCGGCATTCAGCCAGTCGAATGGCCCACCATCTACGCCGGAGAAACGCCCGATGGCAAACCGCGCCAGACCTGGTTCATGGCACCCACCAGCCTCTGCGGTCAATACAACACCGCAGAAATGATCACCGCTTGGCATTCCAAAGCTTGGCTGGATGGCCATCCGGAGCATCCCCTCGCCTACATCAAAGCCGCCTTCGAAAACATGAGCGTGGCCGTCGATCACTGCAAAGACAGCCAGCATCACATGCACGTCATCCGCGGGCGCGGTGGAAAGATCGGCCTGCTCGGCCCCAATGATCCCCGAGCCATCCGTGAAAGCATCCTCAAAACCCTCAAGCGCTAATGTCCTCTGTCTCCCAACTCATCGCCGATGAAAAACGCATGACCGAGGCGGAGGCCGCCGATCTTCTTGCCAGGGGTTTCAAACTGGAAGTGGTCCAGTTTTTACAGGCCCGTGGCTTTCGTGAGGCCGGTGAGGTCCGTCATGCGGACCACACCACCTCTCACAGCTTTTTAAGGCAAACCCATTATCCGCACCTGCACATCGTCCTCGATCCACCGGGTGACCTCAATGATCTGCTCACTGCCATTTACGAGATCGGCTGGAGCGATGGCAGCGATCGCATCGCCACCCTCTATCATCGTTTTGTCGAAGCCGTCCAGCGCCCGCGCCGCCCCTCCGAAACGGAACGCAGCATCGATCAACGACTCACTGCCCTCGAAGCTCAATGCCAGTCATGCCAGAAGTCTTGACTTACTCTACCCCGCCGGATCTCGCACGTTTCACACAGCGTGCCGTAGCCGTTTGGAATGACGTCATGAAAGACCTCATCATCCTGCAGCCACAGATCAGCGGCGGATGGGGAAACATCC